TTTCATATTAACCCCTCGGACAGCAAATGTCCCACCCTCCCCTTCATCATTTCCCACACACATGAAAAACCGTAAGACCAAACCCAAGTCGTCTCAGCCCAAGCTCGCTGAATACACCATCAATCTCGAAACCATCGAAGCGTCCGTCGCCGAGGCGAAGGCCACGCTCGACGCGCTCTACCTGCTGCTCAACGCGGTGATCGAGCAGCTCGCCGAAGAGCAAGGGAGGGCCAAGAAATGAACCCTGACCTAGTGGTCGGCGAGGTCGGCTTCGGCGCGAACTTCGGCTCCTCCGCGGAGCTGGAGTTCTACCGCGCCGAGGACAAGCGCAACTCGGCCGAAATGGCTAACCTCGAAGCGGAGAAGCGCGAGCTGATTAAGCGAGTCAATCGGCTCAAGCTCGTCTTGAAGCGGTGCGCGGCGCTCTCTCCCGACGTGAGTGACGAGAAGCACGAAGCGCTGCTCGCCGTGGAGGAACCGCTATGAGCGCCGGAAAGGGCGACGCCCCGCGGCCGATAGACGGCCAAAAATACCGCGAAAACTGGGATGAAATTTTTTGCAGAAAACGCCTAAAAGTTGTTGCCCCCATGTCCGCATTTGTCCACACTTGCCCTCACCAAGAACCCACGGCTGCCACCACGCCGAGTGACGTAGAAACGGCAGCCCATGAGACCCGAACTTAAACAAACACTGCGCAGCGTATGGCCACACATTGCAGACGATGTCATAGCGGTGGACGAAGCGTGCGACCGCTGGCTCAAGCGTCGCTACGAAATGCGCCAACGCCGGAGGGAGCGCAATGAGTCCGGTGCAGACTTTCATCTACCTAGCTTTCCTCGCCCTGCTGGTTCTCGCCGTGTTGGCAGCGAGTGATGACGACGACGACAACTTTGTATGAAAACCACCACCACCCCACAAAGCCCAAACACCGAGAAGGCTGTGCTAGGCACACTCATGGCCGAGCCGAAGCTCGCCGATGAAGTTGCCGGACTGCACGGCGATCTTTTTTACACTCCGGCGCATCGCGCGATTTTCGATGCGATCAATGAGATCCGCGCAGACGGCGGTGTGCCCAACATCGTTGCCGTCACGCAGAGGCTCGACGCGCAGAAGAAGCTGACCTTTGTCGGCGGCGCCGGAGCTATCACCGAGTTTCTTATGCAAGCGTGCGGAGGTTTGTCCGCGCTCGAATACCATGCGCAAACTTTGCGCGATCTGCATGGCCGTCGCTCGATTATCTCCGCGGCCGTCGCCATGCAGGCAGCGGCTAACGACATGGCCGCGAACGCCGACGAGGTGCTGCAGTCCGCCGGAGAGAGCGTCTTGTCGCTCAGTCTCGGCGCTCCGACCGACTCGATGCGCAGCGCGGCCGACATCGTGCCGTCGCTCCTCGAAGAGCTGGAAGCGCTGATGGACAACAAGCAGACGCTAGGTCTGCGCACCGGTTTCGCTGATCTGGATCAGGTAACCGGCGGTCTGCGCGGCGGAACCCTGAGCGTCATTGCCGGACGTCCGGCCATGGGTAAGTCGGCCTTGATGATGAACATCGCGGACAACCTGATGCGTCGCAAGGTGCCGGTGCTCTACTTCTCGCTGGAGATGCCAGCAAACGAATTGGCCGCTCGCGTAGTGTTGTCCCGCGCCAACACCAACACTGAGCTGGTCCGCAACGGTTTTGTCGATCACGCCGGAAAGCGCCGCATCGGTTCCGCTGCCTTGGATTTTTCTGGCGAACCCCTGTACATAGATGACCGCTGTGGCATGAGTCTCTTGGACATCCGCGGACGTGCAAGGTTGGCCGTTCGCAGGTGGGGCGTGAAGATTATCTTTGTTGATTATTTGCAGCTCGTCTCGCACTCGAATGCGAAGTCGCGCGAGAACGAGGTCGGCTTTGTCAGCCGCGGATTGAAGGCCATGGCCATGGAGCTAGGCATTCCAGTGGTCGCCGCCGCGCAGCTCAACCGGCAGGCAGAGAACCGGCCCGACAATCGTCCAAAGCTCTCCGATCTGCGCGAGTCAGGAAGCATCGAACAGGATGCCGATTTGGTCGCTCTCGTTCACCGGCCATCCTACTACGCGGTGCAAGACGAGGAACCGGAGCCGCAGGACGCGGAGTTAATCATCGCCAAGCACAGGGCCGGAAGAACCGGCACGCTCAATATGACGTGGCGTCCCAGCCTGACGCGATTTGATGCGAAGGCGCCGGTCAGCAACATCGTGACCGCGCCGCGCCTCACCGACGAGGGCAACAGCGTCTACGCGCCGGACAAGCAACTTTGGGAGGCCATCAACGAATGATCAACAGCAGGCAGAAGGGCGCCTCGTTTGAGCGCGAGGTTGCCAAGGCTCTGACCGCCGAAGGTTTTCCGGCCAAGCGGGGCGCGCAAGTCAGCCAAGGATCTTGGGGGATCAGTGCGCCTGACGTGATCGTGCCCTGCTTGCCGGATTGGCACTTCGAGTGCAAACGCCACGGCCGCGCGCGCTTCGACCTCGATGCGGCTATCGCTCAAGCCTACCGCGACGCCGAGCGCAAAAACTGTGCCGTGATCCATCGCAAGGATCACTGCCGCATGCTGGTCACTCTCACATTCGAGGACTTCTGCGAACTCATGCGCCACAGCGATTTTCCTATCCAACCAAAAACACCAAACCCACATACACAAAATGAATAAAACCCTGACCACACCCGCGGGCATCGCTCGCTATCCCAGACTCAACTCGCCGGACACCAAGTTCAGCGAGGAGGGCCAATACAAAGTAGACCTCGAAATGTCCGCCGAAGACGCGGAGCCGTTTCTCAAGCAGATCGAGGCCATGTTCTCGGAGTTTGTCGCCGACAAAAAGCGCGAGCTGAAAAAGGACACGCTCAAGATCCACGCAGCGCCATGGTCCGAAAACGACGGACTGGTGCAGCTCAAGCTGAAGGTCAAGGCGACTGGCAAGAGCAAGGACGGCGAGACGTACACGCGCCAACCGAAGCTGTTCGACGCCTCTGGCCAGATCACTAACGAAAACATCGGCGGCGGCAGCAAGCTCAGGGTCGCTGTGGTGCCATACTTTTGGTACACCGCGTCGCTCGGCGCCGGAATCACGCTGCAGCCGAAAGCTGTCCAGATTCTGGATCTCGTCACTTGGAGCAGCGGCGGCACGGCCGAGGCTTACGGCTTCGAGGTGACTGAGGCGCCCCGCGCATCGGTCAAAACCGGAACCAACGGCGAAGAAGTCGAGTGGTAGTCATGGCAACCACTGCACGCAAAAGGGGGGCGGCAAAACGCCGCTCCCCTTCGGCCAAGGCCGCGGAGCCTGCGCCGGAGCGTTTCGCTGCAGACGGACGCAAACTCGTGCGTTTGGAGAAGTTGAAAGCGCACCAGAAGTATATCCTCAAGGACGGCACGCAAGTGGTCGGTGCTTCGACCATCTCCAAGATCGGCGATGACCAGAGCAACCTGATCCACTGGGCTTGGAACTTGGGCAACAAGAATCAGGACTATCGCAAAGTGAGGGACAGGGCCGCGGAAATCGGGACCGTTACCCATTTTCTGATCGAGTCATACTTCCACGGCTGGGAGCCGGATCTTTCGGAGTATTCACCGGCCGACATTGAGCGCGCTCAGGTCGCCTTCCAGAACTTCCTTTCGTTTTGGGAGGAGCAGGAGCTGACAGTGCTCGAACCGGAGGTGCAGCTAGTTTCCGAAAAACACTTGTTTGGCGGAACGATTGACGCTCCGTCCGTAGACAAGCAGGGCCGCATCGTGTTGCTCGATTGGAAGACATCGTCCGGCATCTACCTCTCGCAGAAGCTGCAGCTCGCAGCGTATGAGCGCTTATGGAATGAGAACCGGCCGGAGCAACGTGTTCAGCGCCGCGCCGTCGTTCGCATCGGCAAGGAAAAGGCAAACGATCACAGCATCGAGTGGATGTTCTCTTCGGACAACGAGTGGGATCTGTTCAAGGCCCGCCTTGATCTGCACTACGCGAACCTCCGCTACAAGAAAGCCGCCTGATGCCTCGCCGCAAATACATAGCCATCATCCGTAGGAAGCTCGGCCGCGAAAAGGCGGACGGACTCACTATGGGTGATGGCCGTGTATTTATCGATCCGCGGCAGTCCGGCATCAACGAGCTGGACACCATCGTGCATGAGTTGCTGCACGACTGTTTCCCCCACCTGAGCGAAGAGGCCGTCGCCGATGCCGCCGGAGTCATG